TCTCCAGAAATCCGTTAACCGGATGATGGGCATCGATGACGCGACGTTCGCCAAGTACAACAAATAGGGTGAAAAAGACGGTAAACGGTGAACAGTAAATAGTAAATAGCTAAAAACTGTTCACCATTCACCAATTACCATTTACCGGGGTTTTGAAAGGAGAATGATATGACCGTATTAGCAGCCGATAAAGCAGTAGAGTACACCGAGGGGGTAGAATTGTCGTTCCCCGTGGTCGCTTCCGACATCATTTACGGCGGGGCGCTGGTTTGCGTCAATACCGCCGGTTATGCCCTGCCGGGCGCCGACACGGCGGGCCTCATCTTCGAGGGCGTCGCCATAGACCAGGTGGATAATTCCAGTGGAGTCGCCGGCGCCAAGTCCGTTACGCTCAGGCGGCGCGGGCTCTTCAAGATGCTCCTTGGCACCGCCATCTCCCAGGCCAACGTGGGCGATAATGTCTTCCTCGTGGACGACGCGACGGTGGATATTGCCGCTAACACCAATAATGACATCTTCTGTGGGATTATTGCCGGTTACATCGATTCTACCCACGCCTGGGTGGACATCGAGCCTGCTATCCGCCAGGCGGACGTGGCGACTCACATCCAGGACGCCTCCGCCGCCCACGCCGCCAGCGCCATTTCCATCACGGATGCGGGCAACTTCACCGCCCAGACGGAAGCGGAAGCGGCCCTGCAGGAGATCTATCAGCACCTGAAAAGCGCCAAGGGGATCATCTCGATTCCCATGCCGACCATCACCAGCGCGGGCGTTGCCCTGGCCGCCTTCTCAAGCGAAGACGCCGTTTCCGGCGGATTCTGCGTAACGTCCGAGGGCATGGGTATCCGGTGGAACAATCACGCCACCCCCGGCCCGGCAGTGGCGACCAAGGTTATTGTCCCGCCCGATGCGGACATCACGGCCAATATGACCCTCCACATCCTGGCGGCCAAGGTTGGGGCGACGATAGGCGACGCCGTTAAGTTCACCATCGAGGCATTTAACAACGTCGTCGATGCAGCCTTTGACGCCGATACTGATTTCGGCGGCGATACGGATGCAATGGTGGGCGACGACACGACCAAGCACGTCCAGCATCTGACCCGGACGCTTGCCCTGGCGGACCTCGCGGCGTATCCGGCAGCAATGGAATTGACGATTAAACCGAAAAACGGGCTCCTCGGTACGGACGACGTGATCATGCTGGGCGCCTGGATCGAGTACAAGAAGAAACTGTTGACCGCGTAATCGGCCCCAACAAACGAAACGGCTGCGGGGCGTGAAGCCCCGCAGAATCAAAACTCTTTAAAGAACAGGAGGAAACACCATGTTGGTAAATAGAGCAACCATCGCGGCGGTCTTCACCACCCTGAAGACCACGTTCAATAACGCCTTCGAAATCGCCCCCAGTCAGTGGCAGGAGACGGCCATGCTGGTCCCGTCCGGATCCGGCCAGAACGATTACACCTGGCTGTCCCTCTTCCCGAAGATGCGCAAGTGGATCGGAGACAAGGTCATCAAATCGCTGGAGGCGTTCAAGTACACGGTCGTTAACGACGACTGGGAAGCCACCGTGGAGGTGGACCGCAATCACATCGAGGACGACAACCTGGGCATCTACGCCCCCCAGGCGCAGATGGCCGGCTGGAGCGCCCGCCAGCTCCCCGACGAGATTGTCTCGGATCTGAAAAACAACGCCTTCGCCAATAAGTGCTACGACGGGCAGTACTTCTACGACACGGACCACTCCGTCGCCGGCGCAAGCGTCTCCAACCTCGGTACGGCAGCCCTTTCCGCGGCAACTGCCGCCGCTGCCGCCGCCTCCTACGGCGCCGCCCGGACGGCGATCATGAGCGTCACGGACGACGAAGGACGGCCCCTGGCGCTGGTCCCCAATGTCCTGGAGGTGCCGCCCGCCCTGGAGATCACAGGGAAGCGCCTGGTGGAGATGGACCGGCTCACGGACGACTCGCCGAACCCCTACAAGGGCACGGCAAAGCTAGTCGTTAACCCGCGGCTTACCTCCACCACGGCCTGGTTCCTCCATTGCACATCGATGCCGGTGAAACCCTTCGTCTACCAGGAACGCAAGGCCCCGGTTTTCGTGGAGCAGACCGACCCCCAGGCCGACGACGTCTTCAACCGCAAAAAGTTCAAGTTCGGCGCAGAGGCGCGGGCCGCAGGAGGGTACGCCTTCTGGCAGATGAGCTGGGGCAGCACCGGCCTGGCATAAGCGGATACCTAGTGGACGGTAAATGGTGAATGGTGAATAGATTAAACCGTTTACCAATCACCATTTACCAATTACCAACAAGCTATGCCGGGAGGCTCATACTGGAGGAAGTCATGATTAGAATCAAAAGCAAACAAAACAATTTCCGTAGGTGCGGGATCGCCCATCCGGATACGGCGGTCGAGCATCCCGACGGGAAATTCACGCCGGAGCAGATAGCGATCCTGAAGGCCGAGTCGATGCTCATCGTGGAGATAGTCAAGGAGCCCTTGCCGCCCCTGCCTGCCGACCATCTGACAGATGCTGCGCCCTGTCCGGATAAAGCGGTTGAAAGCGGCAAGGAACCGGCCAAAGTCGGCAAGAAAGGCAAGCGATAATGGCCTATTGCATCCAGGACGACATCCTCAGACTGATCGACGAGACGTCGCTGATCCAGCTTACGGACGACGCCGGCGCCGGAGAGATTGACGACGATAAGGTCACCCGGGCGATTGCCGACGCCGACGCCGCCATCGATGCGTATTGTCAGGATCGTTACAGCGTTCCCCTCTCGCCGGTTCCTCCCAGAGTCCGCCAGCTCAGCGTCGATATCGCCGTCTACAACCTGTATTCGCGAAGCGATCTGTCCATGCCGGAGGTCAGGAAAGATCGAAACAAGGAGGCAATTCGTTTTCTGGAAAAAGTGGCGGAAGGAAAGATCAAACTCGGCGCCGCGACGCCGGCCCCTGCCAATACGGATAACACCGTGAATATCGACTATAACGACCGGGTTTTCAGCCGGAACAACATGTCGGGGTTTTAACAATGATCGAAGACATCCAGGACGCCATTATCGAGGAGCTTGAAGACATTACCGGCATCGCTACGGTCGGCGCCTGGCAGGGCGATATCGAGGACCTGATCAAAACCCCTCAGCGCCTGCCAGCCCTCCATGTGATCTATCAGGGGGCGGACTGGGAGACCTTCGAGCAGGCCGGCGACCGGCCGACGGCGGCGATGGATTTTCTCATCGTCCTGGTCGGGAAGAACATGAAGAGCCGGGCGGCAGGGGCGGTGTCCTGTTATACCATCATCGAGGCCGTCCGCAACAAACTGATCGGCTACCAGGTGGAGGATTACGATTTTCTGCGCCCCGTCCGGGAAGACCTCATCTTTTCAGAAGGCGGCGTGCTGGCTTACGGGTTAACCTACCGAATGTCTAACGTATTATGGGAAGGAGTGTAAAATATGTACCAATTAAAACCAGGAAGCGAATCATTTACCGTTGTGGACGGGCCATTTGCGAAGAAGACGTACAAACCGGGCCAGGCCTACGCGGAGATCCCGCCGCAGGAAAAAAAGCGGTTCCAGGAAATCAAGGAAGAGGCGCCGGAGAGCGGGGCAGGATCGAAACCGGCCCGCGCCGAGGCGGCCAAGGCAAAAACTAACGAGGGGGCTGCGTTGGTGGCTCCGGAAAACGGTGAGGTGAAATAATGAATACTCGCAGCTATATGGCCACGCATGACCTGGTCGCCGTGTCCGCGTATGCCAAAGAAACGGCCATCAATACGGAGCAGACGCTGGATCTGACCGTCCTCGCTGCCCTCGGGGACATCATCAACCTGGAATATCGCCGGGAGAGCAACGAAAGCGAGGCGACGGGCAAGGAGGAGCCGGATACCATTTATGACCTGGGCGCCCTCGCGAACGGATCGTTTAACTTCGAGAAGGCCCAGCCCCAGCATTTTGCCTTTCTCGCATCCTATGCCTTGGGTGTGAGCACCCCCGCCGGAGCCGGAACGGGTGGATATCAGCACACCATTACCCCCATCGACGGGGATCTGGATGAGGATCGCTCGTTGCCGTCCTTCACGGCGGCCCAGAGGTTTGGGAAAACCGTTCTGAAACGGCGCTTCGCCTCGATGTTCGTCGATTCCTTGACGGCGACATTCGCCCGGGATTCCTGGTGTAAAATCACCGGCTCCCTCAAGGGCACGGGGAAGAAAACGGACAACGTCGTAGAAGAAACGGTGAACGCCTACATCGACGGGACATCGCTTACCCTGGCGGCCCTCGGCGTCGAAGGCGACGACGCGGCGACACGCCTCAATAACGTTCAGCGGATCAAGGTCGAGTTGGCCACCGGCGTCTGGACGGATGTTGCCTATACCGCCGTTTCCGGAGCGACCCCCGCCATAATCACCATTGTCGCTCCCAGCGCGTCGCATACCCTGAAGGATTTCAAGATCCTCTACATTCCGGAAGAGTCCGGGTCCGCATGGATGGCCTTTCCTGCCCGGGTGAACGAAACGCCGCTCCGGGTTTCAGAGATGACTCTGATTGTGGGTGGCGTCTGGGGTGGGTCGGCCTTTACGGGCGGTCGGGAGTTGCAGGCGGAAATGAAGTCCATCGAGTGGAGTCTCAATAATAACATGGAGGTCTCGTTCGTCCCCGGCGGCGGCGGCGCCTATGCTTCCCGGGCGCAACGGGGCGGCAGAACACAAAAGATCAAGCTCGATCGCGAGTTCCGGGAATTCATCATGCAGCAGCACATGGAGCTGAATGACACCCTGGGCCTCTACATCCTGGCTGAGGGGGCGATCTACGACAGCCCCCACAAATACCAGGTCGAGATCATCTTCCCGAAGGTAGGCGTGCTCGCGGCGCCGCTAACCGTCGACGGCAAGCGACTCGGCGAATCGGGAGACCTCCAGGTGCTGGAAGACGACACCTATGGCAGCGTCATCGTCAAGGTGAAGAACAAACAGGCCGCCTACGCGGTGTAAAGAAAGGGAAAAGGTAAATGGTGAATAGTGAATAGTAAATAGTGAAAACCATTTACCATTTACCTTTCACCTTTTACCAATTTCACCATTTACCATTAACTATTTACCGGACACAAGCAAGCAAAGGAGAAATGTACATGCCCAGAACATTGAACGACGAAATCTGCAAGATGACCTTCCAGGATAAGATATCCGGCGACAAGCTTACTATCCATTATCGGCTCCCGGAATCCGAGGAGCGCATTGCCTATACAAATGCAATGGTTACGCGCACAGGTAATAAAATCAAGAACACGGCGGGTGAGGCCCGCAGAAAATACGGCCTGCTGATTCTGGCCGGTTTCGATGACGGATCGTTTGACAGAGGGAAAGGCAAGCCCTTGTCGTCCGATCCGAAATCGCCCCATTATGATCCGGCCTGGAAAGCATTCGTTAAAAAATATGCCTCCGATGTGGTGGAATTGCTGGCCATAATGGTGTTTGAAGCCTCGCTGTCCAACATCGATCCGGAGAACGATGAACCGGCAGACGATAAAGGCGGGGAAGACATTGACGGCGACCCTTCCTGAGAGACCTCGACGCCATTCGTCGCGGTCTCTGCGAAGAAAGGGAGGAGCAAGGATGCCGGGAGAGGTGCGGCGACGACCTCCTCGAATGGACATGTGAGCAATGCGAAAAGAAAAAGCGGACGGATCTCAGCGTATATACGGCGAAGATATTCCGGTTACGCCATCTCAAACTGGCCGGGTATCAGCTCCCGCCCAATGATTTAACGCCGGAAGAATGGGTAGATCTCGGACGGGCTGAGGAGTTTATGCAGGAAAGAGCCCGGGCGCAGGAACAAGCGAACCTGAACGACCTTTTGAAAAGATAAGGACATGGCCAACACCAACACCATCGCCATTCAGTTGACCGTCAAAGACGACGGATCAGTCGCCATCAAGCAGTTTGCCAGTAACGCCGGGCAAGCCATGAAGGATACGGAGACGTCTGTAGGCAGTGCTAACAGCGCCCTCGGTGGCATGATGGGGAAACTGGGAGGGCTGATCGACCAGATCAAAACCCACTGGCTTGCGGCAACCGTCGCTGTTGCCGGCATGAGTTATGAGCTCAAAAAAGCTATTGACGCTTCACTGGAGATGGAACGGATTACGTTTACGATGAAAGCCGTGGCCGGTTCGTCGGCGGGCGCTGCCGCCGCGTTCCAGTACGTTAAAGCTGAATCTGAGCGCCTGGGCCTGGCGTTGAGCGATACGTCCCTCGCTTACGCTAAGTTCGCCGCCGCGACAAAAAACACCGCCCTGGAGGGCGAGGGCACAAAGAAGGTTTTCTCTGGCGTCTCCGAAGCTGTAACTGCCCTAAAACTTCCAACGGAAGCCGCAAATGGTATTTTTCTGGCCCTCTCGCAGATGATGTCAAAGGGTAGAATGAGCGCCGAAGAATTATCCTCGCAATTGGCTGAAAGATTGCCCGGTGCCGTCAAACTTACCGCCGATGCAATGGGAATGTCTACAAAGGAACTCCTTAAGCACATGGAAAATGGCGAGCTGATGTCCGAGGATGTCCTCCCGAAGCTTGCCGATCAACTGCACAAGACATACGGCGCCGCTGCAATGGAGGCGGCTCAGGGTGGCCAGGCGGATATCAACAGGTTCAACAATGTGTTGTTTGAAACGCGGGCGGCTATCGGCGATGCCGTCATCCCCGTATTCACCGACTTATTGAAGTTAATCGGCAGCGCCGGGGCTCCCATCCAGGCATTTATCGGCGGGCTCAAGATGTCCTTCGTCGAACTATACGGGTTTGTCGACAAGACGATGGCAATCCCGAAGATGATAAAGAGCGCTTTTACAGGCGCCAATACAAACGACATGTCCGAATATGGGCAGTTCGGGACTGAGCTTTATGGTGCGGCTGGCCCGGAAAAGCATCTGAGCGAATGGGGCAAGATAAGCACGAACGTGAAGGCACAAAAGGATGCAATCTACAATCAGATGACAAGGAATGCGGACCTCGCGCAGTCCGCGCCGGTGAAGGAACTGTCTGCCCAGGAAAAAGCGACAAAAAAGATAATCGAGCTGACCCAGGAGGCAGCGGGGGCCATCAAAAAGAAAAACTCTGACACCTACGCGGGTGCGGAGAAATTATTGGTGGAAAATATTGCTAAATACAGGCTTGCGGGCGCCAACGAGAAGGCCATTGCGGAATATTCAGCGACGCAACGGACCCTGATCAACCAGAAGTATCACGCAGAAACCGAAAAGGCTGCAAAATCGGCGCAAAAAACTGAAGAACAAACATTGTCCGAGCTGACAAAACTGAACAAGGAGACCTACGATAAGGCTATTGCCAATGCAAACCAGTGGCTCATGGTGCAGAGAGACAATGGTGCGTATGAGGCTGACCTAATTGATGAATATTACGACAAAAAGAATGACGCCATGTATGAATCCTACAGCATGGAATGGGACTATATAAACAGGCACATCAAGAACGAGTCGGAAAAACAGGTGAAATTAGCGGCCCTGGATGCTGAATATTCCAAGAAAGTTAATGACAACGAGACCGAGAACCTGAAAAATCGCATTGAAGCCGCGAAGAAAACTATCGAGGTCGAGGCCTCCCTTTACAAAACCATCAATCAATATTCCGATGCATCAGTTGCCGCCGAGATCGCGGCTATTGGTAAAAAATACAAGGAGGCGGCGCGATACAGCCAAGACGAACTTGCCCTCCTTGCCGCGCAGGAGCAGGAAGAGCGCAATGCCCTGGCAAAGCGCGACCAGGCTGTTCTCTCGTATTATCAAAAAACGGGAATCTATGGCGCCGACGCCAACGACAAAATCGTTGCCTTGGCATGGGACGAATATGACGCGGTATTTGCAGCGACAAAGAATGAGGAGGCCGCCAAAAAAGCCTTTCAGGACTTTGTCATCACCAGTCAACAGGCAATGGTTGATGCGACCAAAAAAGCCAGCCTGGAAAAGCTGGTTGCCGCTCAAACCCTCTACAAAGACCTCCAGGGTTACGAAGGTCAATATTATGAGACATCAAAGAAACTGATCGAAGAAAAGGCGATAAATGAGCTGTTCATTCTCACGAAAGGGCTCACGGATAAGCAGGCGATCGCTGACGCCGAAAGGTTGATCGCTGACGTAACAGCGCTCAGATACAAGCGACTGGAAATCGAAAAGGGCAAGGCCAGCAACGACTTCTTTGCCGGACTAAGGGCAAGTATCGATGAAATGGAGTTAAAACAAAAGAAGTGGGGTTCCGTAGGCGTCGAGACCATGCAGGCGATGTGCAGCGCGATGTCGTCAACATTTGCCACGGCATTTGAAGACGTCTACCAGGGCAAGATGCAGTCCATCGGCGATTATTCCAAGGCTATCTGGGACTCCACCCGGCAGGCGTTCTTTAAAGCGGCATCCGACATGGGAAGCCAGGCGATAATGATCGGCCTCAAAACGCA